GAAAATGGCATTACATTGGCAGATTCAAATCTGCACGCCTCTTGAATTCATCTAGCCTTTCTGCCCTTGTTTTACTAAAAGACCTAATTTTAGAAAATGGGTCTTTTCCATTTCTCTTCCATTGACGCCTCTGTTCGGAACGCGAGGCAGATCGACATTTCCTGCATACACCGTGCCTAAAGCTTCCATCATCTTCTATTTGGCATTGTCTACATAACATTAGAATGGAATATCCATATCTGTTACATTTACAATAGCCCCAACACCAAAACTTTCAATTGTTTGTTCCATCATCTTATTCCAGCATAATTCCCTTGCGGGGCAATAGCTACACTCATAATAATCTGGTCGATCAGAAATCCTATCTGGTGGCATTCTGTCGTTGATGATATGATATGCTCGGCTCATTAAAACATCGAATTCCTGACGATCAAATCTAATGCGTTCAGAATAGAGATCATCATCATCTTTATTACGGGCCAAGTAAAGAGCACGAGTCATTCCAGTTAAACCCATATACACCATCATTTGACAATAGTGTTGTGGCTTTGACTTCTTAACCCCTTCCTTTTTTAATTTTGCGAATGACTTAGCATTGTGAGTCTTGAACTCCAATACATGCCAAGTCTTTGGTGCCTCTGGAATACCAATGGCACAACCGTCCATGTGTCCAGAAAATTTCCCATCTAACGCATGGACTGCGAATTGTTTTCCATTATCATCTACATCATGTACGGTACATCCAATGTCCCGCAAATTCTTAACAAAACGAGCCTCTTCCAAATCCCCAGTCTCAAATAGCCTATACATCCTTCCGTAAAAATCTTCATTGACAAATCCGCGATACTTCAACCATAAATATCTCTCACAGTAATGACCAATCTCAGATGCACCCAAGTATCCACGTTTTGGCTCAGAGTCGCCAACTTTTTTGTAGTGTTCGAAAATTGCCTCAACTGTTTTCGATTGTTGTGCAAGATTTAATGCGGTCATTTAACTGTTACGGAAATCTTTTTGGGGGTGGCTGTCACGAGTCCCGATATGGAATCGAAAATCTCTTTATTATTTTCACGATACCACTCATAACCAATAACGTCCAACTCATGCGTTGTCTTGCATTTTGTTGGTTGTGGCTGGTCGGGGTACTTCTCTGAGAATACTGTAGCAATGCCGGGAAGATCGGCCTTGTAGTTGAAGCCACGTTCTACAGTTACGGTTGTACCATTTGGCAACTTTACTGACTTCTGGCCCCGTTCTGGTCCGGGGATTCTTGATGCAATGCTTTCTTCAATAGCAATTCTACGATTCCTAGCATTGTTCTCATCTGTCTTTGCGAATAGTAATTGCTTTGCAAGATCGGCAATTTGTTCAATTACAATATCCATTATGTTCTCCAGGGATGCAAGCGAATTGGACGGTTGGGGTGCCAGTCCCAATAATGGCCAGTGATATTCAATATACACGTCCAATTCGCTCGCATCCATGCGAGCAAATAATACTACCTAGCCCAAGGCGGCTTACTACCACCACTAGTACCGGCAGGAGCAGTTTGCTTCTCATCCTTTATAGCTTGAGTTCTATTTGCAGTATCAACAGCCGCGTCAGTTGTCTGACCGGTGTTCGTTGCACTGTAAGTGCGAACCTCGTTCTGTTCATCCTTAACTTTAACGTGAGCAACGCAAACCCCATTGACCAATTGATTACTGTCCGTAATCTTAGTCAATCCAAGTGCCTGCCCCAGGGCAGCAAGGCAACGAAATCCAATCTCAACGCATTGTTGATTCGGGTTGTCGATGTTAATCCTATCGAAAACCTTGCGATTCTTGTACTGTCCATCCAAGACAGAAAGAACCAATGCGACATAATGTCCATCCCCCTTCTTGGTTTGCTTCACTTCTGCTTTTTCCACCACCACCGTATACTTACCTGGAGGCAGTAAAGCAAAATCAGACTGAGGCTCAACACTATGGGTATCGAAGCCATCGCCAAAGACATTGTTAAAACTGTCATTCATACTTTTCTCCGTTAGGATTGTTGACGTGATTCAATGGTGGCGTTAAGGGCATCTACATCTACTCCCTTACTTGCACGGCCATATTTCTCTAACTTGACACCAGCCGCAATAAGCTTCTTACGGCGAAGGAAAACACTAGCCGAGGAAAGTCCGGTCTTTTCCATCAACTCGGAATTACTCTTGCTATCGAGATATGCCGTCACGAAATCCATATCGGACAGATTTGGCTTGCGAGTCTTTTTCTCTGGCGATTCCGAAACTGCCTCAGTTTGCTCAGGGTCCGTTGCGGCAGAATCCATCCCTTCCTCGTAAGTCACAATACCAGTTTTCTTACTCTTCTTGCTACTCATTTCTCTTCTCCAGGGTTAGCACAATTATGAGGCAACCGAATTAGCCGCCTCCATAAAACTCTTCCAAGAAAGCGGAATCTCATAGGGTAACTGACCGTAGATTCCTCGCCCACCACCAGGATGTGCCGGTCGTTTCTGAGTGTACAAAAAGCTTGCACCACTCGCAATGTCCATTCCCTGATGTTTTTCCTTGTTGAAACCAACATCCTCCGAACGCACCACGACTTTCTTGTTACAAAAAAGTATAACATCTGACCAGCGGTAAAGCAATGCAGAAGCCTTTTCATTTATGTCAAATTGATATTGGTCGTAGCTAGGACCGGCAGGATCATCAAATCTCTTAACCTTGACGTGACCTATAATCATAGAAGCCATGCCCCGTTCCGAGCGAAGATGGTCCAGGGAATCCGAAATGAGTCTCCATACATTAGCCGCTTCGCCGTACCCCTTACCATATCCCCCACAAGCCTTTTCAATGCTATCCACGTTGCCATTACGCTTGCATACATCACCCCAAACTAATGGCTCCAGAGCACTTGCGGAATCAATTACAACCGTACAATAATCGTGCTTGTCTTTGTATAGGCAATAAAGACATTCCATCATATCCTGCAATGTATTGCAAACAGGAAACTTTGGAACATCCAAGGCGTCAATCCCCTCTTCCCCCTTAATCGGTATGAAGATCGGTTTCTCTGAACAAGACGCGAATGTACTCTTTCCAATTTTTTCAACACCTAAGAGAATTATTCTTGGTGGACGATTTACTTTTCCCGATGAAATTGATTCTAGGCTAATTGACATTTTTTTACCTATTGCACAATTGTTATTTGAACTTTCCCAACGTCGTCTTCTTCCCCCTCTAGCAATTCAACGGCAACATCCCGCAATGCAGATACTAAATCCCTTCCGATATCCGACCTGTCCCTTGCATTGCCTAGAACCAATTCATCCATTGTTGCAATGAATCGACTCTCATTCCCCCAAGATATGTAAACCCCGCGATCCATTTCGTAAACTCCTGTAGTGTGTAGATTTGAGCCTACTATTCGGGTGCGGAATTGTCAATAACTGGTTTCGGCCTGTTTGCGTAAATCTTGCGAATGGTCCGTGCGGACCATTCCCTACCCCTCAATGGTCCGTGCCTTTTCGTCACTAGTGTTGCTACCTTTTCCGAAGAAAGATTTCTATCCATTAGTCTTATTGAAAAGTCCATTGCTCTTTTCTCAACGTCATTAACAACTAATTGCTTGGTATTTCTATCCAGCTTCATTCCAACTGGTGGCTTGCCAAGCCATATACCAGCATCACGCTTTTTTTGTAGACCCCTCTTTGTTCTAAGGGAAAACTTCTCTCTCTCATATTGGGCGAATGCACCCAATATATTGGAGTATAGCTTACTCTCTGGAGTAGAACGCAATGGTGAACCATCTGCAAACTCTATTGTGCAACCAATAGACTCAACTTGGTGGTGAATTGTCAATAGGATTAGCATATCCCTTGCTAGCCTATCGCTTCGGTCAACAACTAACACCATACCATTTTTAAGATTAGCTATCGCATCATTTAGTCCAGGTCGATTGCGAATACCACCAGATACCGATTTGTCTTCGTACACCCCGAAGACTTCATATCCCAACTTTTCGCAGAAAGCCTTGCATCTTTCGGCTTGCCCCTCATTAGATTGGCACTCTTCTGCATCGGGGCGAGGGGAGAATCGTAAGTATATGTTAGCTTGTTTTACATTATC